ATCCACAACACAGCTAACAGGTTCTGGCAATCCTCAAAAAATATACAATTTCTTTTGGGAAAAGATAAGAGCATTAAATTCCGTCGGACCAGAAGCATCTTTGAAAGCTATCTGTGCGGGGATAGTGGGAGTCCTCCAAGGTGAATCTGGGCCTAGCATAGATCCCACATCATATAATTCCATTGGGGCTTTTGGCATATGTCAATGGCTGGGTCCTAGAAAACAAAAATTAAGCGGGCCCGATTGGCACGGAAGCCCTGTTTCTAAAACTAATGCACCTTCATTAGAAAAACAACTTGATTTTATGTGGGATGAATTGACAGGAGATGAAAAAAATGTATTTGCAAAAATGTTGACAGCTCAAAACATCGAAGATGCTGTAGCATATACTAATATGTTTGAAAGAGATGAATCTTGTTTTGAACCAGGACCTGATGGAAAAACACCCAGAAAACCTTTTAGATTATTAAGCGAATGTAATAGAAATCATCCTAACTATCCAAAAAAATTAAAATTTGGCCGTGCTGCTTATGAAAAACTTTCTTATACGGGAACTGCGAGATCCATGCGATGAAAAATGTATCTCCTGAAGCACTATCATATTGCAGCAATTTTTATTTTACTTTTTCTAAAACATTAAGGAATCAGTCTGTCGATTTAAATGCCTATGCCAGCGCTACGTTTATAATAGATGTTGATGGTAAAGTATATCAGGGTGCTGCAGCACAGGAATCCAGTGCTTCGGTAGTTATCATTGGCGGTACAACAGAATTTATAAATGAAAAGGCTCCTGTAGTACATGTGGATTACTATATCACTCAACAGCAAAAAGTAACTTTATATACAGCAATGAAATCTCTCTCATCATTTACCAGCTCTGCTGAGATAGACAGCGACAATGACCAATTACGAAAAGCCGTTTCAGCTCTTTACTTAAATTTTTGTGGGTAACATATGTCTATTAATCCAGATGCGTTTGTATCAGATCCTTTACAAATTAAAAAAATCACTAACAGAGAAGGTGATGGTGTTGGCAGATCTACAGCTCCTCAAGTAATTACTGCTGGCGTCACTTTTCCTTATTATGAAGTGTCTGTAAAAGATAAACCCAGCACAGGTAGCGATCAAGCAATTACCCATACCGGCGCAGGGATAGGCACTGCCAGCGGTGTTGGTGCACCGGGAGACATGCAAGGATTTGTTTCTTCTACAGGAAATAAGATCCTGATCAACAACGAGTTTGGTAGTGATACCATAACTCTACAGCATCATTCGGGTGCAACTATCATGATAGATTCTGACGGATCCATTCACATGGTATCATCCGGCAAAAGGGGCGTGGGAATGATTGCGCCAAAAGGTGATGCAACTGTATTCGCCAGGAACCATCTCATCTTGAAAGCAGACGGCAGGATAACAATAGAGACAGACGGTGATCTAGATTTCAACGTGGGCGGCAATCTGGGATTCCATGTGAATGGAGATATGATCACGAATGTTCGTGGCTCTTCAGAAGAATCTATCGAAGGGAGCAAGGTGTTCGAAGTGGCAAAAGACATGAGCACCATGATCGCCGGCGACAACAGGATCACGTCTGCGGGCAAGACCAAGATACAAGCATCACAGAGCATTGACATAGATGCTGGCCTAGATATCTTCGTCCGGAGCGATGCTGCTATCTCGATGCAGGCACAGAAAGAATTCACAGCCCTATCTTTGACTGACATGAACCTAGGGACCAAGACAACGTTCACAGCGCTTGCTACAGGTGACATGAACCTGGGTTCAAAGGCAAACATGATTGCCAAGTCATCAGGTAATATGAGCACAGAATCAGGAGGCACGCTGGACATAAAAGCAGCTAGCACGACCAAGATATCATCTGCTGGTGCCGCATCTATCCATTCTAGTTCTACCGTAGATGTATTAGGCAGCGGCAAGATACAGATCAAAGGATCTGCCACTGACATTCAGGTAGGAGGATCACCTAGCCCTGATGCTCCATCTGAGCCGGCAGATCCTGGAGAAGCATCATTGGCACAATATGCTCCAGCAGAGACGATCATCGATAACATAACTACATTGAGAACCGCTCCTGATTTTCCCATGAATGCCAAGAAGATGTCCAAGGAAGAATTTTCTCTTTACAAGAATGAAGGCGGAAATCCCAATCCTGTTGCTGAAGGTGCTGCTGCAGGAAATTTTGGAGCTGGCATGGTCCCATCAATAGTTGATACAGGTGAAACTATGGGTCCTGTTGCTGAAGGAGCTTATGATAGACCTGACGGATCAGTAACTAGCACAGGAATTGCACAACAAAATCCCATGCCCATGCCCACTTCGATATACAATTCTAGCGAAAAGATATCCAGACATGTTACTGTAGGAATGGTAAAGAATTTGAGATACGCTCCTGCATCTCGACACCAAGCAATCCTTACTGAAGCTATGAACATCGCCTGGAACATATTAGATCCATTGTTTGATAAGTTTGGATCCAGGATACAGATCACCAGCTGGTTTAGATTGAGCAAAGCCACATCCAAACATACTACTGGAGGTGCTGTTGATCTGAGATGTTCGAACAAAGATGATACTACAACTACTGCTGCTATAGCAGCTTATGTAAGAGACAATCTTCCTTTTAGCAGGATATATCTAGAAAAGAATGATTCACCTGGGATACACGTACATCTTGAATCTGCTAAACCTGGCCAACAAGGAGGCGGTCTTGTCCTGACATGTGCTGATCCAAATTGCAATAATTCAATACCAGGATTATCGCATTCGTATGTGGTCGCTGCTCTAAACGGAAGAAGGACAGGATAGCGATGGCCAACCAAATCTTAAATTCAACTACTCTATCATCTATACAAAAAGGCGATTTTCAACAACCGGGATTCTATGGCAACCAAGAATTAAAAGAATCAAACAATACATTTAATAATGCTATACAGATAGGGGCGCAGCTCTTGGGAATAGCAGCTGCATTAAAATTTGCTAAACCCCCGCCTGTCAATTATGTCCGTACTCCTCAAAATTATATCCTGACTGATTTTGAAAAAACAGCAATCTATAATAAATCTGTTGAGCTCGCATCTTTCGGTGTGGTTCCTCAAGATACTTTAGAAAATTTCTTTTACGTGCTTGCTGCAAATGAGAACCAAAACGATCTTGAATATATCGCAAATGTCATAGGTATCCCAGATCTAGGACAACCTCGATATATCAGGAACATAAGAGACATCACTCAGATACAGGATATCTATAAGGTAGGATATCTTGCAAATGGCATTGCATCCATCAATCAGAGATACGCACCTCAGTATACAAATATAGAACAGTATGGGGATTATACACAGAGCAGTGGCGGCGATATCTTATCGGCGGCAGCTCTCGGAGTATCGTTGGGTGTGATAGGTCCGTCTATCATCGAGACCGCTGGCATATTTAATGCCCACTCGGGCATCCTCAAGAATGCTCCTGCATTATCTACAGCTGCAATCAATCAATCTATCAACCTATATTCGGGATTATCAAGCGGCATCGCTTTGGATCCCAACACGATCAGTGCTGTATTGAATCCGACAGCTACTATACAATCACAAGCTACGACGATAGCAACTTCAGCAATCACCAGCCTCCTAGGAGCAACGCCTCTAGGAGGAGTATTGAATTCTCTAGGACCTCTGGGTGGCATTGCCATGGGAGTACTGTTGCAACAAGTCGGGGGAAATGCAGTAGGTAGCTTCATGTCTGAGGTATTGACAGGACAAAGAATCGCATCATCAATGCTGGCAAACAATCCTATGTTGACTCCGCCATCTATGGCAGGCAAGAGTTTCTTCGGAGAAGCTCCGATATCGCTCCCGGCAGTCGATCAGGTGTTCTGCAGGAAGATAGGAGCATTTGGAACTCCTACTGGCGGAACAGGTGTTGTTAGTTTTGGAATGCAAAATTTTGCTTCCATGGGCGGAGCATTATCTATCGCATCTGTGGTATCCAACCTAGTTACTGGATCATCTGCTATCCCATCACCTACTACTTTTTATGGTCAACAGGTAGCAACGATGACATCTAACCTCTGCAATAACATGAATGTTCCTGTAACATCCCTGATCGAGATGAGAAGATCGGATAATGCTATTCCATTGATGCTGGGGATGAGTGCTGTGATGGTCGAAGAAAACTTCTCTCCTTTCGGATCTGGACCCATGACACAGGGATGGGCGCTTGCTTCTTCTACTGCCAATGACATCCAAAAATACAATCCGCAGTATCTGAATGCTTGTCGGACATCATTATAAATATAGGATGGCAAGCACAGTATTCTATTCAGATATACCCACCAATTTTGATATCCATCCCGTAAAAGAGGATCTGGTATTGATCACCAATGAGGTTGCAGTAAAGAGATCTATCAGAAATCTTCTATTGACGGATCCTTATGAGAGGTTTTTTAATCCAGGATTGGGTTCAGGTATACGCCAGACCCTATTCGAAAATATAGGCCAAGATACCGAATATATCCTAAAAGAAAAGATCACAGAGACCATAAACAATTATGAACCCAGAGCTCGTCTGATCAGTGTCACTGCAAAGGGATTTCCAGACGATAATGCCTATGAAGTGACTGTCGTATTTTCGATTGTCAATAACATATCACCGATAACATTAGATTTCGTCTTAAGAAGAGTAAGATAAATGGCTAACACAGGATTCCTAGACGTCTCAGAATTGAGCTTTGATGGCATTAAAAGCAATCTCAAAGCCTTCATGAAGGCCAAGACAGCATTCAAAGATTATGATTTCGAAGGATCTAATCTAAATTCTATGCTGGATGTATTGTCATATAATACCTACATGAACGCATATTATCTCAATATGATAGGCAGTGAGATGTTTCTTGATTCTTCACAACTAAGAAACTCGGTTGTATCTCATGCAAAAGCACTGAATTACATACCCAGATCAAGGACATCCGCAAGAGCAAAGGTTACCTTTGCTGTCAATACCGGGGGAGATGTTCCTACCAATGTGGTTATTCCGGAAAATTATGTTATCAGGACAACTGTTGACGGCATAAACATGGATTTCACTACGGATGAAACTATAACTATCAACAGATCAGATGTGGGATATGTGACCGATTCTGTATATGTTTATGAAGGCAAGATTGTATACGAATTCTTTACTGTGGATGGAACAGTGCGATACTCGTTGAATTCTTCTAACATCGATACTAACAGTATCAAAGTAACAGTTATCAATTCAGCATCCGATTCTTCTAATACAATATACACAAAAGCAGATACGTTATACGGCCTGACTTCAAATTCAGAAATATACTTTGTTCAGGGCTACAATAACGATCAATATGAACTTGTTTTTGGCGATGGTATTTCCGGTAAAGCATTGGCTAACGGAAACATAATAAAGGTCAAATATAGATCCACAAACGGAGAACTGGGTAATAAAGCTGTTAACTTTGCGATATCTTCTGCAGTAGGAGATACTGCAGCATATACTGTGACTGTGACGACCAATATCTCTGCAGCAGACGGATCTGAGAGAGAAACAATAGAGTCGATGAAGCTAAACGCTCCCAGACACTTTGCTGCTCAAAACAGAGCTGTCACCAAAGAAGATTATACCACGCTGATCATCGAGAAATATCCCCAGATCAAGA